GAAAGTTCGGCTATCAACCGCTCCAGCGAGCCGATACGGTCGGCCAGGCCAGCGGTTATCGCCATTTTTCCAATTAAAATGTCGCCACCGCCAAACTGCTCCAGCACGCTTTGCGGCTCCACGCCGCGATTGCGCGCCACAGTGTTCACAAATACCTCCGCCATGGCGTCGATGCGCGCCTGTAGCTTGGCGCGGCCATGGTCGGTTTCGGGATCAAGCCGCTTGTCCGGGCTTTGCGACGATATGATCTCAATGGTGGCGGGCGCGGTTTTATCCTGCCGCGCGCCTCGGTAAACGCCCACCACTCCGATAGAGCCTAAGCCGGAGGTTTCCGAAGCCACCACTTCGTCGGCGGCGCTGGCGATCCAATACGCACCGCTCGCTGCATCGCCGGAAGCATAGGCAATGATCGGTTTTTTCCCACGCGCTTCGAATATCATGCTGGCCAGTTCGGCGCAGCCGTTCACTTCGCCGCCCGGAGAATCGATATTGAGAATGATCGCGGAGATTTCCGGGCTTTCCAGCGCGGCGGTGAAATCCTGCGCCAGCATTTCATAGGAAGTGGCGCCGCTAATCGCGGTAAAAATATTCGCGTAACGGAATAGCGGGCCGGTGACCGGAATGATGGCCACGCCTTCACGCTCCATAACCTTATGCGTGTTTTGCAGCTCCTTACCGAGCTTCGCCGCTACGGCTTCCGGCGATTCATTTTCGCGCGCGGCGATATCCAGAATCGTGTGCAGTGCGGTTTCGGTGATCGCCCACGGCTCAGCCGTTGCCTTGTTCCATGCTCGCATCGTCTTTCTCCTCTTCATCGGTTTGAGTGTTTTGATCGGTGGATTTAGGTTTCGGCGTGGCCACCACCGGCTCCAGTCCCAACTCCTTCATTTTTGCTTTCTCGCGGGCGCGCTGCTCCAGCACTTCCTCCCAGTCGAGGCCTTGCATGGCGCATTCATCCTCCAGTGTGGAAAGCCCGGCCTCCATGCGGATTTGCGAGGCTTGCGCTTCCTTCACCGGATCAACCCAGCCACGGCCTGGCCCAATCCATTTGCAGCGCGACCACGCAGCTTTATTTACATAGAAGCCTTCGGCTTCCACCTTGCCGGTATTGATCGCTTCCTCCAGCCACAGCTCATAGACTGGCTTTGCCCAATAGGCGGAAAGCCAGGCACGGCGACCATTGAAAAAGCGCCACGCCTCCAGCAGTGCGGCGCGCGCGCTGGAGTAATTGGTCTTGCTGAAATCTTTCATCAGTAGCTCAAAGGGCATATTCAGGCCGGTGCCGATATGCCGCAGGATATTCTCCACGAATGCGCTATAAGCGGAATTCGGACGGCTGGGTGTAAACGCCGACAGCTTATCGCCGGGGAAAGTGGTAATAATGGAGCCGCCCGCCAGCTTTGCACTCCACTCCTTACGCTTGGCGTCGTAATCCTCAAAGCTGCCGCCAAACATCTCCACCACGGTTTCGGCATCCAGCGGCGTTTCGATAAAGGCTGCAATCATCGCGTTCACCACCGCCGCTTGCAGTTCCGAGCGCTCGTAATGATCGAGCATTTTGAACATCGGCATAATAGGAGTCAGCGCCGGTTTACCGCGATTTTGCCCGGTGCGCTCCTTGTCATGCACATGCAACACGCGCCTGCGCCCGAAGGGCGATTTAGAGGGAATGCGCTGCCAATCATTCGGGTTGCTGGCGAACGGCAGAAATACATCGCCGGGGTGCGTTTCCTTAATCCAGTAAGCCAGCGGCATCGCGTAATCATCGATCTCAATGCCGCCGCGCAGGTTTTTTCCATCGGGCTTGCCGGTAGGGTTGCTCAGGCGATCCGGCTCCACCAGTTGGATGGTGGTAGAAAACGCCATACCGCGCTCCGGCAGCCAAAGCGGCAGTGCAAGCGCTTCGCCGTTAATAAAGCCGGAGCGGAATACCTGGGTGGTGAGGCCTGCGAAATTAAGCGATTGCGCGGCGTCGCATTCGAAACTTTCCGCCCAGCCGCGCCACAGCGCTTCCACACCGCGCGCCCATTCATCCGCCCATTCCTTGGTGCGACCGAGGCTGCGGTAGTCGGGGAGTGCAACTAACCGCAGCCCGGTGCCCACCACGTTATCAACCATGGTTTGCACCGCGCCGGAGGCGACACCATGGTTACGGGTGAGATCGCGTGAGCGGGATACCAACGTATCCAGCTCCGGTAATAAATCGCTGTCGGCGGAGCCGTTGCCCGGCCGCCAGCTGGCCAGCTCCCGCGCGGTAAGCGAGGCGGCGCGATGTGAGGAATCACTCATCGAAAGTCACCTTGATAATGCCGCGGCGAGCGCTGCCCGTTAAACGTGCGATCTGCGCCTGCAGGCGCTGGATGTATTGCTCCAGTTTGTCGGCGCTGGCTTGCGCGTAAGTAGTCGAACCGTAATTACCGATGGAAACGGTCACTTCTTTTGCGCCCATCATGAGCTGGTGATGTGCTTCTTCGGCTTCGCTCAATCGCGTTTGCAGGGTGGCCAGATCTGCCATGGTGCTTTTCCTTACAAATAGGGATCATCGGCTTTGATGACATTGCGCTGGCTCATCGTTTGCGGACGCGTCGCAGCTGCTTGTTCACCCGGAGCCGCTGATTGCGAGAGCGCGAAGGGTTCCGCATAAGCGGGCTTAAGCTGCTTGCCGAGCGCCAGCTCCAGCTGGTGCCATTGCCGGTCGGTGAAGCGATCCAGCCCGCAGATGCTCGCCGCAGCGCGTGCATACACGCGGCAATCGAGCGCCTCGTTGCGGCGGGTGGGGTCTTTTTCCCAGCTGGCGCGCGGGAATCCTTTATGCAGCTTGATTACGCGCTTTTCGGCGGTGAGCTGCTTAAAATATTCCTCGGCGTATTCGGGGAAGTGACAGCTGCCGGCCGGATAGCCAGCGCCTTCCGCCATCGCTTCCTCGGTCGGGCGTTCCAGCTTGAGCCAGCGGTATAATTCCACTTTCGCCACCGGGCCGCTGACATTCCATACGCGAAGCCCGCGCTTTTTACTGCCGGTGTCGGCCTTCGAAACGCTCAATATCAGCGCCGTTTCGGTATCGCGGCCTTTGACCGCCACCACGGTGCGCGGTGCGCCCGCCCGCGCGCCGCTGCCGCCCCAGCTGGCCTGCGGGTGGCCTTTCGCCCAGGCATAAACGTCCTGCGTTGCGTAACCGCTATCCACCGCCATCACGCGGATCGGCAGCGTGGCACCGCAGGCATGAGGCCAATCCTTCCGCAGCAGGCCTTCCAGCTTTTCCCACACTTCCTGGCGGGCGGTATCGCCCTCCAGCGTATAGTAATCCACTGACCAGCTTTCCTTGCAGCGCCCCCATGCGACAATCTCACATTCGAGGCGGTCTTTTTGCACGTCGACGCCAGCGGTGAGGAACAAACCGCCTTCCGGCACCACGCCCATCGCGTAATGCTCGCGGCGTTCATAGAGGCGCTGCCATTCCGGCGCATCGAATTCCTCTTCAAACGGCTCGCCCAGCACCGTATTGACAAAGCCCTTCATCAAATCGGGATTCGCCTGGGCGTTTTCAAACATTTCCGCCGCATCGCCCCAGGAAAACCAGCCCACCGGGCTATAGAGCGATGACAGGTGATAGCCCACCGTGCGGCCATCACTTTCCTTGGTGGCCACCCAGCGCCCCGCCGCGAGCATTTGTGTTTTATGATGCTCGGAGATCAGCGCGCCGCATTCCTCGCATGCGTATTGCGCCTCCTGCGGTTTGCCTTCCGGCCAGCGCAGCTGCGTGAAACGTAGCGGCTGCGAATGCTCGCAATGCGGGCACGGCACATGGAAATAGCGCTGGTCGCTGTTTTCAAATTCACGCTGGATGCGCGAGGTGCCCTTGGTGGTGGGTGTGCTTACCAGCAGGATTTTCCGCCTGCGCGAATAAGTGGCGGAACGCCGCTCGGCCAGCAGAATGGGATCGCCTTCGCCTTCCACATCGCCGGGATATCCATCGATTTCGTCCATAAATAAGTACCGCGCAGGCATGGAACGTAAGCCCACGGCGGAGTTAGCGCCGGTCATCACCAGCAGACCGCCGATGAATTCCTTGCTTAGAATCGTGTTGCCGGAATCGCGGGCACGCGCGGGCTTAATCTTTTCACGCAGCTCCGGCGTTTCATCGATTTGCGGGTCGATGCGCTGTTTCGAGTTTCGCTTGGCTAGCTCTACCGTGGGCGATATCGCCATCATCGGCCCAGGCGCCATGTGAATGACGTAGCCGATCCAGTTATTACCGCATTCGGTGCCGCCGACCTGCGCGCCTTTCATGAAAATTACCCGCTGCACCGGCGATTGCGGCGAGAGATCGTCCATGATGTCTTTGAGGTAAGGCGTGCGCGCGGTGCGCCAGCGCCCAGGCTCGGCGGCGGATTTCGAGGAAAGCACGCGGTAATGATCCGCCCATTCGGAAACGGTAAAGTCAGGATCGGGCGTTAATCCGCTTGCCCATGCTTCCTCGACTTGCTCGACGCCATCGTAACTTTCAATCGATGCCTGCCTTAAACTCGGCGAGTTCTGATAAATGCTGCCTGACATAGCGTTCCAGCGTCACATGCATGGTGTGGCCATCGACCGCCAAGTCCGCCGCCATTTGCGCTGAGATGCGCGCAGGCCAGTTAAGCCAGGCATCGCGCTCCTG